AAAGCCTTGAAAATGCTGTATTTTAGCACTTCCCAAGGCTTTTTTTATTTTTATTTTTTGCTTTATTTTATTTGAATTATAGTCCTAAACGCCCCCAAATACCCCCTTATGTGCGTTACCCCATGTGTCACCTTATGCGTCGCCATGTCTAAAGAATAAAAAAAGAGCTTTCGCTCTCTTTTCATTCTTTATGAACATTATGACTTGGATCTATTTTATATATGACAAAGTACCCATCATTATTAAAATATCCATGTACCCTGAACGGGTTTCTATCTTTTCCGTAATGAACAACTTCTCTTTCTATCCCACCAATTTTCTGCATACATTTTTTGTTACCTTTTGTTCTTAAAAATAGATTATCAGTCTCAGAAATGGTTAATTGTTTATATACCGTTTGATCTAGAAACCTTTGAAATGTCTTTATGTGGTTTTCTTTAAGTTTAGAAAAACAATATTTTTTATCTATATTGTCCTCTAATGCAACTTTAAAAACAACCTCTGCTTTTATGAGTCTCTTTGCTTGTAGTTTATCAGGAGCCGTCTTGTCCGTAAGTTTACGACCCATTATTCACCCTGACCCCCTGAGTAAATTCCCAAGTAAAAATCTCTCATAGTCTTTTTGCTTATTTCTTTTGCACAAGGTTCATATTCACCACAACCTTGCCTTGCTTCCCTCCATGGTTTTTCTAGATGTGTTAGTGCTTCTAGTTCGTTTGCACTCTTGTCTCCATATGTTAGCCATACAGATTCAAGTAGCTCTTCCTCAACATCACTCAATTCAACTGTCTCGCTTGCTTTTGGGATGTTCGTCCATCCATATTTCTTATATCTGTTGTATAAGGTTTTATTCACTGGACCATGAACCCATGCCTCGAATCGACAATTTTTTATCATATCTCTTTTTAGAAGAGCTTGCCCCCACGCAAAATAATAGTAAACCAGCTTTTGCAGTTTCTTGGGCGTCATCGCTTCCTTGGTTAAAAACCAATTTGCTATGTCAAAAACTGACCTATCCATAACATTTACCTCCTAATGTATATCTATAATATACCACAAAATCATCTTTTTTGACATTTTTTGCGATATTTTTATGCATTTTTGTATTAAAAAGTTTACAAAACGCAATATGCTTATTTCAAAAAATAAAAAAAGAGGGCAAACGCCCTCTCCACTTTTACTTATATCGCAACAAGATTTGCTTTGTTTACTGCAGCAGTAACAATGGATCCTTTGCCAATAACAACACGATTGCCGCTCACCTCGATTACATCGTATGTGTCATAGTACGCAGTGAAAGGCTGTCCATTGTACTGTATCGCATTTAATACTTTTACCTTGTCGCCCACTGCGATCGAACCTGTGCTTACTGCTCCAACCTTTATGATTGACGATGCTCTAACGGCCGCAGTCACTGCTGCACCTTTGCCAATTACGATACGATCTCCATTTACCTCGATTACGTCGTATGTTGAGAAGTAAGCAACAAATGGCTCTCCGTTATACTGCACTGCCTGGACAACTTGCACCTTGTCTCCAACTGCAAATAGGTCACTTGATGTTGTCGGTGGTGTGACCACTGGTTCTGTTGTAGGTAATACTGCAGGCGCACCCTGACTAAATCCATTTAGTCCAAGGTCTATCATGATGTTTGGATAGTCCTTGTAGCAGTAATTCTGATCTGTTGTGACTCCTGCCACCTGCGTGCTTCTCAAGAAGTTTGTTGAACCACCAAATTGCCACATGCCGAAGTCGAGTCCTGACGGTTCTTGCGTACCCCATGAGGCAATCCACCAATCATACTTTTGGTTGAGTTCATGCCCACTGATATAGTTGTTATACCAATCTATATTCGTGTACACCCCTACATAGTATCCATTCCTCTCAATTTCTTCACAAAATGTCCTTACGAGCGAATCGAGGGTTTCTCTGCCGAGCTCCTTTAGTGATGGATCCTCAAGATCTAGATACACAGGATATTCGAGCTGCGTTCCTGATATAACGCTTAAGCATGTCCTTGCTTCTGCAAGTGCCTCTGCAGGTGTTGTCGCATACATATACCAATATGCCCCAACTGGAACTCCTAGTGCTTTAAGTGACGCATAGTGTGTGTCAAATGCTGCGTCTTTTGCGGTTGAATACCCTGCTCTCAAAATCGCAAACTCAACTCCCTCCTGCTGTGCTCTGTAATATGGGAATCCACTCTGCCATGTGCTAATGTCTATTCCGAATCTTTTCATGTGATTTATTCTCCTTTGTTTTCGTCTAGTTCAGGCAGTCCTGCAACGCTTGTTAGCAGCGATAGTAGTCCTGCTAGTGCGGATGCACTTACAACTACTGTCCAATTGACATCTGTCAGCAGTGCTGTTGTTCCGATTGTTGCGATTGCAGTCTGTGCGACTGTCTTAACTGCTCGTGTTCCTGCTTTCATTGTCCAATCTTTCCAATCTCTGTTTTTCATATTTTTACCTCCTTGAAATAAAAAAGGCAGCATTTCGCTGCCCATTTGACGATTTTTATATTTTGCTCTCTTTGAGTGGGAGCTTTTTAACTTCGCTAATGATTTTCTCGGCCGTCCCATTTCCATTCAGTCCTTTGTAAGGGATATATAAGTAGTCGACTAAGTTTTCGTATTCATCGCGCGTGATGTATCCGCGCATGATGTAAAATTCTCCTAAATAGCAAATTCTGTCATGCCCAAGACCTCTCATCATTAGAGCGTAGTCACTCTTTCTTTCCATGTACCTCTGCACTAGCATACTGATAAAGCTCCAAAGCCCCGTGCTTGCAAAAACCGCGAGTATAATTGCTCTTTCCATACCTAACTCCTTACTCCTTTACTTATCCTTCTCGATTAGTTCCCAATCACTCTTCTCTGGATTTGAGACATTCTTGTCTTTAAGCGATTTGTATAGTTTGTTGTAATAAATTACCATGTCGCCTTTTTTATATGTTTTGTCTGCTGCCCAATATGATGCACTTTTCCACCAATTATCATAGTCGGTCGAATTTCCAAGTTCTACTTCTGTCCATAATTCTCCATCGTTGATTGGTATATTTTCATAAGTCGAGTTGTGTTCCTTTCTCGACAAATAAAGTTTATCGTTGTATGTTACATAATGCCCTAGTGGATAATAAGAACACACTTGCCATCTCTCCACCATTGACACTACAGCTTTTTTATTTTTCTCTAACTTTAGCAATGAATTAATTAATCGATTGAGCGATTCCAGTCTTTGTTCTTCGAGATTCTTTGTCGTTTCTACCGTCTTTATGATGTTCGTCAAATCCCTTTCTTCAAAAGTTCCAAATACAATCTTCCCATCCTCTCTTGTCGCTGTAAATTTGTATTCTTCCCTATCTGTCTTGTTAATATTGAGTGCTTTCATTTATCTATACCTCCCATCAATTTTTATAAATGGCAATTCGGCAGGCACCTGGTTCGCGGCCCATGCGGGTGTCGGCATCAACAATACAACTTGCAATACTTTTGTATTTGTTGATGACCCACATGTGTACACACCTCCGTTGCAATGGCCCGATACCTGCACATTGCTAATCGTTTTAAAAAGGTTGTCGGGTAGAGATAAGTTCCCAATCCATCTCCACCAACAAGAATTCCACTGTACCATAGCAATTGGCGTTATTTGTTTTATTTGACACGATGCTTGACACGATCCATCGCTATACCTGACTACATCAAACTGTCCCTCTTTCGTTTTTTGAATGGGTATACAAAACCCCAACTTGCTGAGAATTTTCCCAAGTCCAACTAGTCCTCTCTGTATGCCCGTGAGATTTCGCATTGCCACCAATTCGTCTGCACTTAGATCATACCTAACGCCTCTACAGTTAAGTCCCTCTTCAGTCGCCTCATCAAAAAATGTTACTCCGTCTCCTCCTGGATATCTCGAAATAACGATTTTACCCGTAAACATTGATGTTGTGCTTTTCGCGTGTGCATCAAATAGCTCCGCTGCAATTTCATATGTTAGTGTTGGATCAAAGCCACCTATGACTGCACTTGTATCAAATTCGTATGAATTGATTTGAACATTTTTACTTGAGAAACTCTGCGATGTTTGTTTGCGCCACTTGATATTAAGTACGCGCAAATTAGTGTTTTTTACTGATGAGATATTTCCCGATGTGGTTATCTTTATAAATGTGCCTGATGGATCGGGTCGTCCATTTACATCGCAAAATGCAAATGTTAGGCTTTTTATTTGTGGCTCGTGATAAGGTACGACATTATAAGTGTGGATGTATTCCGTTGTCCTTCCCCTGCTGTCTGTGACTATCGTTTTTGATTTTATTTGTCCATCTGATTTGATTGGATTAAAAATAACTTCATTCCCATCATAGCTTGCCTCTTCAAAAGTCGTCTTTATGGATTTTATCGTTGAACCATAAATCCCTTTTGCATTGATGTTTATCTTCGGCCGTGAAATGCTTTGAACCCATAGTCCATAAAACTCTCCAGGCAGTGAAGAATTTCCCTCTGTGATAGTTTTTGACTCGATTGTCGGCACAACACTAGTAGGCACCTTTATGGTGTATGTTTTAATCTCGTCCCATATCTTTGTTTCGCCTGCATATGTCTCCAAACTTACAGTCAAAGTGGTTTGTCCTTCGCTTGGTATTTTGGAGCATAGTTCTATTGGCACTTTAAATGAACATTGATTAATAAGACCCGTATCAACTAAAACCCATTGATGTTCTTTCTCCGTTAGAATATGCCAATATACTCTGTGAGTGAATGTGTCCGATGCAGGCGTCCACTTTATTTTGAATGTTTCTCCAAATTCGCTCCCCGATATGCTTTCCGTTTTGCTTCCTCGGGGAATTGTCGACAATGTGAGTCCATTACTAGCTGACAACCAACCGACCGATGATGGTTTTGCATCAAAACTCGCATATGCACTCACTGTCTTTGTTCCATCGCTGTTGTGTGGCACTGTAACTGTTGTGGCATATAGTACCTGACTTGATCCGTTTATATAATACGACGATGTGAATGGATGTGATTCTCCATTAATGACTAGTGCGCCACTACATCCACCGTTCCATTGCGCCCAAGCACCTGGACTCGCAGTAATTACTACTGAAACTGTCACCCTTGAATAGTTGCCTGCTATGTTTTGAGATTCTTGTTGTAATCCTACTGATAAATTATAGCTTGCCATCTTATCCTCCTATCCATACATCGTTTAGTGTGTTGCCGATTACTTTCCCTTGATTGTTTCTTATTTCAGACCCTAGCCTAGTCGCCCATTGTGATCCATATCGCATCTGACCTGACACAGCCACATTACGAACCTCGAGAAAGTCATTCGTGAATTGAGCTACTACCTGCCCTTTATACATGAACTTCAGTGCGTCATTTGTGTATAGCGTTGTTACTTCAGAATCGATCTTTCCTATTTCTAGTCCTCTAACGCTAGTTCTGAGCCATAGTTGTTGATTTGACATATAGCCACCAATTTCATCAAGGCCCTTTTGTATCTCGTTGTATGTCAGCGTGAGATTGTCTGCTTGCACCTGCAGTTTGCTTTGGACTTCCTCTCTAAAGTTTCCGAAATCCGTATTTGATACCCTGCTCTTTATAGCCTCTGCTATAAGTCCCTCTGCAGTGGTTTGTAATTGCAATAGCTGACTATTCATCTGTTCGATTATCGTCTCTCTGTTGCTTATTATTTGCCCTTCCACATCTTCAGGCGCAGGTGTCCAATCGGTATATAGAGTGCCTCGCTCAACTTTAGTCTTTGTCCCCTCTATATATGTGCTATATGTCTTTATATATGCATCGTTTTCTTTTGCCTCAAATATGTTTGATGTCTGCACCGCAACATTGTCTGTTCCATCTTGTAAACTTTCGAATCTTAAAAATTCTTTGTTCTTGTTATATACTGCTATTTTTAACCAATGGTTAAACTGTTGCACTTGTCCAGGCTTTGGAATCCACTGCTGTATTGCAGTAGTGGATTTTACCTCGATGAAATCACTCACCATTGTGTTTGCCTCTGCAGATGGACTCCACGATCCGTCTTCGTTGAGAACTCCTCTTGTTGTTGCCTTTTCTATATAGAGATTTCTTGCTCCCGTATTGACTGTCTTTTTTACTTCTTGCTCTATACTGTCTGTTAGTGCCTTTCCAAAATTGATGACTAGCTTTCCATCTCTTACTGTGAGTACTTCTTTACCTCCGTCGACGATTCTTATCCTCTGTAGGTCTATGTCGCCTGCAGTAATGTGTTTTGCGTTCAGCTCGATTATATTTGCTATTGCAGATGATATCTTTTTAGTTAACACCTCATCTGTGCTAATCCTATTTACTATTTGTTTTACATCCGCAGTGTCAGCCTTCTTAATCCACTGATCACCTTGGTGCTCCCATAGCTCTACATAACCCCCTGCAGGTTTGAACCAAATATCGCCATCTTTCGGATTTGTTGGTGTTTCCGTATCCATATACATCAACCCTTGTGATGTGGCGAGTTCCTCTATGTATTCAATTTTTCGTTGCAGTTTGCTCTTGTATTGATATGATGACTGCGATTGTGTTTTACCCTCTGCACTGCAGTGGGAACTTAGTCCTCCATCAAATGTTAGCGTCTGCGATACGATTGGGATGTCTATTTCTATGTTTGCTCCCCATACTGCTGTGATCCAATCTCCTACTTCTAAAGCAGGATCGCCTCTCCATTCAAGTGTGTATGGATAGTAGTTTAAGTCACGACATTGATTGTACACGCGATCTAGTACTGATTGTGTCATCCATGGATTTGTAAGTTTGAGTTCAGTTCCATCTATGCTTCCTGCAGTGATAACCTTCTTCTCATCTTCAAGTTTATTTTCAATTCCTCTAAATCTATATAAAATCTCGCCTCGTACTAATCCCGATGGCTTGTACATGTCCTTTGTGATGTGTTTCCCACTTTGCCTTAGTTTTATAAAATCAAGTTTGCCCTCACGATCAAAGATTGCAAAAGCACCATTGAGCTGTGCTATATAAACAATTGCCTCTCTGTAGCTGCACTTTTTAGGCATTGCAGTTATGACATCGTCGATGATTGTCAATCCATCTACTGTGTGAATTCCTGTCGCTAGTACAATCTCTTGCAAGATTGCTCGTGCCGATGTTGGCATTTGCAATGTTGATTCATAGTTGCCACCAAGCCTGCAGAACTCGTTTTCAAGTTTTATTTCAGTATAGTTTGAGTTTCTGTCGAGTTTTACATCAACGACAAAAAACGAGCCTAATTTAATCGGCTC